AGCTGCCAGAGCCGAGACAGTTTGATCGGCAAGGTGCAAGATCTGGAAGGTTTACAACACGCTAATGGCTTACATGCAATCACAACTAGACAAGCTGGATGCTGCGATTGCTCGAGGCGAATTGGAAGTGTCTGATGGTGATACTCGTGTTCGCTATCGCAGCATAGACGACATGATTAAAGCCAGAAACCACATCGTTTCACTGTTGAATGCTTCTAGTGGTGATGGGCCAAGCAAATTAGTCCGAGTTAATGTGAGTAAAGGCGTCCAGTAATGAATGCGAGAGTGTCACCTATCTTGGATGCTAGTGGCCGTCCGATAGTTACTAATAGCTATGAAGGTGCTGGGCGTGGCCCAAGAACAAATGGGTTTTCAGCACCCGCTGGCGGTCCAAATGCTTCATTGCTTTCTGGTCTGGTTAATCTTCGCAACCGTTCACGCGCTGGCCATCGTAACAACCCATGGATCTTTAAGGCGATTGAAAGCCTTGTCACCAATGAAGTGGGTACCGGGATTATTCCCCGTAGTACACATAAAGACACTGACACAAGAAAAATGGTCAATGAGCGCTGGAAGATAGCGGCGGATTGCTTTGACCCGGAAGGTGTGCTGGGTTTTTATGGCATGCAAACACAAGCAGTGCGTGGTCGTCGCGTAGCTTGTGAAGTGTTTATTCGTCGTCGTATTCGTCGAACTGATCGGTTTAAAACGCCATTACAAATTCAGATCCTTGAATCTGAATATGTACCGATTGAAAAAAACGAGATTTTGCCTAATGGCAACAAGATCGTTTGCGGTATTGAATTTAACCGCCGTGGACAACGTGTTGCCTACTATATGTGGACCGACCATCCGCTTGAGGCGCGTGGTTCAAACAATCGTTTAATTCGTGTACCAGCACGTGATGTGATTCATCACTATATGCCGACCCGTCCGGGTCAGGTGCGTGGTGAACCTGATGCGGCCCAGTCGTTATTGAAGGCTTATACCTTTGATAGTTACGACGATGCTGAATTAGTACGTAAACAAACACGCGCTCCGTTTACTGGCTTCTTACAACAAACCAGAACACCTGATCAGTCACAGTGGAACTTCAACCCAATGACTGGACAGCCCGAGAAATCGACACCGGGAAGCATTCCTGAATTGGATGCGACACCGGGAACGATCTTAATGGGTATGCCTGGTGAAGAACTGAAACTGTTTGATGGTGATAAAGCAGAAGGGTATGGCGAGTTTATGCGTCAACAGCTGCTGGGTATCGCTGGTGGTTTCAATATCCCTTATGAGCTTGTTTCGGGTGACTGGAAAGATGTGAATGACCGTTTGGTTCGCGCCATCTTAAATGAGTTCCGTCGTTACATTGAAAGCTGCCAAGACCATTTAACCACCTTCCAAATGTGTATGGGTGTGTGGCGTTGGTGGATGGATGCGGAAGTGGCTTACAACGGCATGCCTTTACCTAATTACTCATCCCGTCGTGATGAACATATGGCGGTTGAGTGGCGACCACAAGCATGGAAGTACTTGCACCCAGAACAAGACGTTAACGCCAAACTGACATCAATCAAAGGCGGTTTAAGTAGCCGTGATGCGGAAGTCGCTGCAAGTGGTTGGGATCGTGAAGAGGTTGATCTGCAAAACGTTGAAGCAGAGGCCGAGTTGTTGGCTATGCGAAGAATTGCTGGTTTGCCGGATTACCCCGTTAATGAAAAACAAACTGGCAATCAGCCACAACCTGAACAAGTAGAGGATTAAGTTATGCCTGCACCTAATTTTTGGAACATTGTTGTTGAAGGCAGTACAGCCAAGATCCATATCGACGGCCAGATTGGTGAGAATTGGTTTGGCGATGGTGTGACATCGAAAACATTTAAAGATGAAGTCGATGCGTTAGGCGCCGTTGATCTTATCGAAGTCCATATCAGCAGTGCTGGTGGCAACGTGTTAGATGGTTTGGCCATGTATCACTACTTAAAACAGCACCAAGCCTCGGTTGCCACATACTGTGATTCAACCGCTGCGTCCATTGCGTCAGTGGTCTTCCTAGCGGGTGATCAAGATAAACGCCATATGCCGAAAGGCACCACGCTGTTTGTTCATGACCCACTCACATGGGCTATGGGCAATGCTGACAAGTTTCGTGAAATTGCAAAAGATTTGGATGGCACCAAAGACAATATCGTTGATATTTACGAATCTGAAACCAGGTTAAGCCGTGATGAAATTTCAGCATTAATGACAGCTGAAACCACGTTGTCAGCAGAAGATGCGGTGGCTAAAGGCTTTGCCTCTAAATTGCTTGAATACGATCAGCCGATTGTAAACAGCTTCAATGCTGATGCGGTGCGTAAAGAGGTGGTGATGTCTGCTGAACTGCATGAAACACGAACACAACTGGCTTCAACTCGAAGCAGCCTAGCCGATGCTCAAAACAAAATCACAGACCTACAAGGCCAACTGAATCCAGAGCTAATGCAAGCCAGTGATGTGATTGCTCAATGCAAAGAAAAAGGCTTTGAAGGTTTAGCTATTAACTTTATTGAAACAGGTATTAGCAAAACCAAACTCGACAATCAGCTGCAGATGGCCGCTGATGTTAAAGATTTATGCGTTGCGGCGGGTATTGATGATCCGACCGCTGTTGTCATGTTGGTACATAACCCCATCGAAATGATGCGAACTGCACTGAATATTCAGGCTGCAAACAGTAGTGATGATGTCAGCAATCATTTCTCCCCAGATGCAAGTCCAAGCAAAGGTAAATCTAAGGTTGCTCAGATTTACGAAAACCGTAGAAAAGTAGTCCATAACTAAGGAGGCGAACATGCCGATTTTATATGAAACAAATCACGCTGCTGAACACATCCTTTCAGAAGTTGAAGGCATGATTACGCGTGACGAAATTACCGTTGGTGGCGGCGCAAAACTTGAAGCCGGCACCGTGTTGTCAAAACTCATTACAGCTACTGCTGTAGCCACACCAGACGGTGGTAATACCGGCGATGGTGTCATGGGCGCCGTGACCGTGGGTAGTGATGCCAAAGAAGACGTTTACACATTGACGATTGTTGATGGTGATACGGATGCCGGTGATTTTACCGTTGAAAACTCACAAGGCCAATTGATTGGTGCTGGTGTAGTGGGTGCGGCCTTCAATAAAGGTGGCTTGTCGTTCACGTTAGCTGATGGTGCTACTGACTTTGCTGTGGGCGACCTGTTCACTATTGCTGTGACCGCCACATCAGAGGTGTATGAGCAATTAGACCCCGCTGCAAACGATGGATCAGAAAATGCTGTAGCTGTTTTGTATTCTCGTGCTGATGCGGTTGGCGGCAATGTAACGGGTGTCGCTAACATTCGTGACACTGTGTTTAAGAAAGACGTCTTGATTTGGCCTACAGGCATTACTCAAGCGGATAAAGACGCAGCCATTGCGTCATTGGCTGAACAGCGTCTGCTGATTCAATAACCTCAACTAACTTCGATTTATAAACCCGCCTAGTGCGGGTTTTTTTGTTTTTAAACCCGTCTTTGTGCGGGTTTTTTATTGGGAGAAATAAAATGCCTGTCACTTTAGATATTTTTAACGATGATGCGTTTAGCACGCAATCTTTAACAGAGGCAATCAACGAGCAGGAAGAAGTACCTGGTCGATTGCGTGAACTTGGCCTTTTTGATGAAAAGGGCATGACTACCACATCAATGAGTATTGAGAAAAAAGGCAATACTCTGGCGCTGGTCCCAGCTGCTGAACGTGGCGCTAATGGTCGAACCAAAGATCGTCCAAAACGCCAAATGATTCCATTCCCATCTATCCACTTACCAACAGAAGGCGCGGTGATGGCGGATCAGGTTCAAAATGTACGCGCCTTTGGTGAGGAAACAGAATTAGAAACCGTTCAGGCTGTGGTCAATGAAGAGCTGGCGGATATGCGTCAAGATTTGGATGCTACATTGGAATGGCAGCGTATCGGCGCATTACAAGGCAAGATTTTGGATGCGGATGGTACTACTGAGCTTGTTAACTTGTTTACAGCCTTCAATATCACCCAGCAATCACAAGATTTTGATTTAGCCAATAACACAAAGGTTAAAACATCGATTTTGCAGGCTATGAACAAAGTGGAAAGCATTATTGGTCACAAACCTATGCGTGGTTACCGTGTTTTTGCTAGTAACGGTTTCTGGGAATCGTTTATTGAACATGCTTCTATTGAAAAAGCGTTTGACCGCTGGATGGAAGGCAGTTTTTTACGCCAAGATCCTCGTGCTGCGTTTAACTTTGCTGGTGTTAACTGGGAACGCTATACAGGCAGCGTAGGTAATACAGACTTTATCCCTGATGGTGAAGCGTTCTTAGTGCCAGAAGGTCTTCGTAAGCTGTTTATTACACGTTTTGCGCCTGCAGATTATGTTGAAACAGTCAACACAATGGGTCTGCCGTATTACGCAAAACAAGAGCGCATGAAGTTTGATAAGGGTATTGAGCTTGAAGCTCAATCAAACCCTGCAACAATTTGTACTCGTCCTGACCTCATCATTAAGTTAACTGCTTAATAGAGTAGCCAGATTAAAAC